CGCCAGTAATAAGAAGATAAGGGATGTCTATGCAGACCTATTTGCTGATCGGGGTAGTCTCCCTGATAGCGTTGACGATGTTCTTGATTCTAATTCGGATAATGCAACATCAGTGGATGAAGTTCTTCGAGCTGATGTTCAAGGAGATTCAGACACAGAACAAACTACTAGCGTCGAAGGATCTGACGACTTTTTCGACATTGAAGACTTTGACAACAAATAATGACCCCTCTGTAGCAGCACATCCTTCTAATATTGACCCGACTTTTGTACCTATGGATGATGCCTCTGTAGCTAAGAGACTTGCAGGTATTTATAAGGATCGTGGTCTAGATCCTAGTCTTGCTTATGATAATCCTATGGATGTTCAGAACGATCTCGCAGATCTAGGACTAATTGAGAGAGGAGGTAATTGAGCGTAACTGAACCTTCGCCTAGTGTTGGATCAGACTATACTGATGAACAACTTCAGAGTCTGATGAATAAGTCCAAGCAAGCTGACTTTCAGAATAAGGTCATTACTTGGACTAAGAATGCCCATGTTCGGTGCCGAACTATTAGGCAGCAAATTGAGCGTCAATGGTATATTAACTTGGCGTTTTATACTGGGCGACAGAATGTAGCGGTCATTCCAATTAGCTCGGCTAGTAGTGCGGCTACAGGGGTTAGGCTCTATATACCTCCGGCTCCTTACTATCGTGCTCGACCTGTAATTAACAGGATCCGGCCAATTATCCGTACAGAGCTTGCTCGATTGACTGCCCAAAAGCCCAGTGCTACTATTGTTCCAGCGTCGAGTGAAGATAAAGATCTCGCCGCAGCCCAAGTCGGAGAACAGATTTGGGATACTATATATAGAGAAAAGAAAGTTAAATCTACATTTCGCAGAGCGATGCTCTGGACTTTGACAACTGGAAACGGGTTTATTAAGACATATTGGGACCCTAAGAAGATGGATAGCACTGGTAACCAGGGCGATTTCTGTTATGAGATGGTAACTCCATTTCATCTCTTCTTCCCGGATATGCTAGTAGAGGATATTGAAGAACAGCCTTATATCATTCACGTTCAAACTAAATCTCCCGAGTGGGTACGTCTTAATTATCCAGGACTCAAAGCTCAACCTAATGTCATGGAAGCAAACGACGTACTTAATGATAGTTTTCTTCAGCTCGTAGGCGCCGGAGATTTTAGAAAGAACGCTATCCTTTGCTATGAGGTCTGGGCTAAGCCGGGACAGATAGAGTTTTTGCCCAATGGTGGAATGTTCACCATTATTGGTGATACTATAGTGCAATTTATGGAGGGTAATCCTTACCTCCATCAACAGTATCCATTTGTTAAGTTCCCACATATTCCTACAGGTAGATTCTACGCAGATTCCATTATTAATGATCTGGTTCCGATTCAGCGTGAGTATAATCGTAGTCGTGGTCAGATCATTGAAAATAAGAATAAGATGGCCCACCTGCAACTTCTTGCGGCTGAGGGATCTATTGATGCTTCACGAATAACTACAGAGCCTGGCCAGGTTATTCAATACAAGCTAGGATTTCCTCCGCCCGAACCAATGCCACTTCAAAATCTACCGCCTTTCGTCATGGAAGAAATAGAAAGGCTACTCCTAGATTTTGAAGACATTAGTGGACAGCATCAAGTTTCTAAAGGGCAAGTTCCACCTGGTGTAACCGCTGCTACAGCTATTAGTTTCTTGCAAGAGCAAGATGAATCTATGCTTAGCGTAACTTTTGATGAAATTGAAGATGGTTTTGAAAAGATAGGTTATCAGACTCTCTGTTATGTTAAGCAGTATTGGGATACTCCCAGAACTGTTAGAGCTGTAGGTAAAGACCAGCAATTCAATGTACGATCCTTTGCCGGTGCAGACCTACGCGATAATACAGATATCAGAGTTGAAGCTGGTTCGTCCCTCCCAACTTCTAAGAGTGCCAAGCAAGCTCTACTTATGGACCTCATGGCTCAAGGCTTTATTCCTCCTGAGAAGGGTCTTGAACTAATGGAAGTCGGGGGAGTACAGCGACTTTATGAAGAGATTCAAACGGATAGTGCACAGGCTACTCGTGAAAATATGCGGATGAGTGCAGCCACTGAACAAATGATTGATGAGTATTACGGTACTTTTGTAGAAAAGGACCCACTTACAGAGCAGCCCCTAGTGGATCCGGTTACAGGTACGCCTAAACTTATTGATCCTAATAGTGGTGAACCTCTTGTAGACCCGATGACCGGTGAGCCTATGCCGCCCCCGCTTATTGTTCCTGTTAATAGTTATGATAACCACGAAATTCATATTCAGGTACATAATAACTTCCGTAAGAGCCAAGAATTTGAAGAACTCCCTCAATCTACTAAAGATTTGTTTGAAGAACATGTTAATCAGCATATGATGTCTCTTGGTATGCCGCCAGGAACACCTATGCCACAAGGTCTAATGATGATGTCTCCAGAAGGTCAAGAACAAGCACCACCAGAAGAAGGTAATCAACCACCGCCTACTGGAGAAGGAGTATAATGGCTAATACTCAGCTTGGTAATGTAGTAGATTTTGATTTTACTAATTCACTTCGAGCGGTATCTAATATGGGCGGCAGTGATGACGCTCTTGTAGACCCTTCAGACTATGTAAGTATTCTTTCTCTTCGTACTACTCTTGCTGCTTTTGACTCCTTTACTTACACGAGTGCGGTACTGGATACTATGACTGTTAATGACATGGTATTTGCAGTCCGCAATATCCAGGACCCGACTACTATTGCTAGCTATGTCTCTGCTCAGGTAGCTAGGACGTCTTAATGTTTAGGCTTCCTATAGCTGGAAAACCTTTGCCAACTCAAGTAACACCTGAACAACAAGTAGTAGATCAGGCTACACAAAGCATGGCTAGTCAAAACCCTAGAGCTGGGGCTATTAAAAGGCGTCTAGCGCGGACTAAGAAACCGGGGAGTAGTGGTTAATAAGACTCCATCTGGAGTTACTTTCCAGAATAATGCACCGGTAGGTAATGCTGGACAGCCTACAAATATTAAGAAAGAAATTTATGAGCGCAGCCGTAAGGGCGCAATTGATCGACGTATGAAGAAGAATAAGGAAAAGGGTAAGAAGTGACTAATAGGCACCCTTCTGTAGACGCTGTAACTAAGTATTTGGATGAGATTGCCCACCTTCCTGATTCCCTTTTTAATATTGCTAATCACTGTAAGACTCTAATGCATCTTATGCTTGCAGAGCTTGAAGATGATCCCGAACTTACGGCAGGTTTTAGGAAGCTTCTTGAAGCTAAGGACTGCTTTGTTCGAGCTGCTGTAGCCCAAGAAAACAGGCGTAAGGGTATTCAAAATGAGGGGACTCCTCTTTAATGACTACACCTGAACTTCCTCAGCCTAAGATGTGGGATAGAGTTCGATGGAGGAGTCCTGCATCTGATGATGGGGAAACTCTTCCTAGGGATTACCCCGCAGTTATTACTAGAGTTTTGACCCCTTATAATGTGAGTCTTTTTATCATGCAACAGACTGACACGCAGTCTCTAGTTAATGTACCATTCGATGAGAGTGAGAATCACGACACTCCAGAGACTTGGTACTGGCTACCGACTGAGTAATTTTAACTTATAGGTCTAGGGCCTTCGAATAAGGTACGGGCCTTATCTGATTGAGGGTATAGTATTATGGGAGAATTTGACGACACCGGCGAGGTACAGGGTGAAGATACTCCAGGGCCTAATCCGGCATGGTCTGATGTTCTGAATATCGTTCCTGAACAATTTCATCCGCAAGTTACTCCTTATTTTCAGCAGTGGGACCAAGCAGCTCAACAGAAGATTGAAGCTGTTAATTCTCAGCTGAAGGAGTTCGAAGACTATAAGCCCTTTGTAGAGCATGGTATTTCCTCTGAGGAACTTGAACAGGGTGTACGACTCCTGTATGAGATGAACAATAATCCTCAAGGTGTTTACGAAGCTCTTGCTAATGCTTATAACTTCGGTCAAGCTCAGGAAACTGAAGGTGGCGAAGAAGAGGGCGAAGAAGGAAAGATTGATTTTTCTTCTAGTCCGGAGTTCGCTAAGCTTCAAGATGGGCTTGAACTTGTCTCTAAGATTGTTCTAGATGATGCTCAAGCTAAGGCAGATGCTCAGGCAGACGCTGAACTTGAAGCTGAGCTAGATGCACTTAAGGATAAGCATGGTGAGGAAAACTATAATGAAAAGTTTATCCTTGCTATGTTGCAGAATGGTATGGACGGTGATGAAGCAGTAGAGGCTTTCAAGGAGTTTAAGCAGAGCTTTGCTCCTAAGCCTGTTGCTCCTACTATTCTGG